CATGGGCGCAACACGCACAAAATTAGGGCAAAAGGCAGGAATTTCACATCCTTTGATTGGTTACTCTATCAGTTTCTATCAAAGAGGTTTGAAAATGATTCTCGCATCCAATTTCATATTCCTGACGGCTCAGATGCCTATTATTCAATCTACGGACACAAATATTTGCTTACACATGGGGATCAATTTCGTGGGGGTGATGGTGTCATTGGCGCTCTAGGCCCAATCATTCGTGGAGATCATCGCAAACGCTCCAGAAACGCTCAGATTGACATGGAATACGACACAATGATCTTAGGTCATTGGCATCAATTAATCCAGCTAGAACGCCTTATCGTTAATGGTAGCCTTAAAGGTTACGATGAGTATGCGTATGCTAATAACTTTGGCTTTGAGCCACCACGCCAAGCATTGTGGATTACCCACCCTGAACATGGTTTAACATTTAGTATGCCTGTTTATGTTGAAAGAAAACAAAAACAGCTTAACAAAGAATGGATTACCTGGAAGTGAAGCTAACTCCTGCAATACTTCGTAATTTGTATAGCGCAATGGTATGTTGCAAACCTTTTAATGGTTGGGATATGCCTTTGCCAGAGCAAGTAAAGTTTATTGTTGATGCTGACCCTGAAGCAATGGGTACATATTTGCACGATGACGGAGATTGGGAACACATCGTTACAGTATCAGAAGCTCGTTGTGGGCATCTTTACACAGTTATGACAACGCTATGCCATGAGATGATTCACATGAGTAGAGCCAACACAGTAACCCATGCGTGGACAAAGCACGATGCCACATTTAAACGCAGAGCAAAACGAGTTGCTACCGAACTAGGTTTTGACCCTTTGGAACTCTAACGAATCTTCTGTAATACCAATTCGAGCAGTTCTTCTTCTGTAGTAGCGTACTCTCGCTCAAAGCGTTTGCGACCCATTCCGTGAATACTGGTATTTGCGCCTCGATGGTGGTAGGGACACAACGGAATGACGGCTGCTTGAGTACGTGGGATATTACCTCGTCTAATGTGATGCAATTCCGCTGGAGTCCCTTCATTGCCTTGTTTGTAACAGAGGATGCAGCCAAATCTCGCCAAGCGATCATAATGCGCTTTTTGAGCTTTAGTGGACACTTTTCGTGCTAGTCCAATCTTCTAATTCTTGCGCTGATTCTGTTATAGAACAAGCAATTAAATACGCTTGTGAATATTTACCTTTAAGTACCGCTTCGTGATAGTGTTTGATGAATGAGTTAAGTTTAAGAATAATGTCTGCATAATCGTTCATCGAGTAACTCTTTCTATTTGTCTATTGTTAGCTTGTTCTGTGCGCCAAGTTTCCCATCTCATCTTAGCGGCTTCTAATTGCCATTTTAATGCTTCTGCTTGTTCGGTTGCTGCTCCAATACCCTTGCATAATTCTTGATATTCAGGGCTTGAATACGCCTCTCGCTCTTGCGCTCCTAGTGACTGTTCACTAGACTGTTTCATCTTAATTGCTTTAAGACTATGCTTATATGCTTCAAGCTCGGCTAACTGGCCCTTTGCTTTTGCATACTTAGGAGCGTTATTATAAATAAACTCTACCGCATTGTTTGGATCATAGTCTTTCACATTTTCCCCCATTGATCTGCCATAGCATCGGCAATTCCTTGAAATGTTTTGTTTCTCATTTTTTCTCTTTGCTTAGGTTGTAAGCAAGAAGAATCATAATACCATTGACTCATTCTTTTGCCACTTTTTGCTACCCAAATTTGGCCCTTATCTACAATATTTGTAGGTCTAAGCGGTGGTAAATTTTTAAGCCATAAACAAGTTGATTTAGTAACGCTATGACCAAAATGCCACGGCTGAATTATTTGCTCAGGTTTTCGAAATTTACTGCTCATAATTCCCACAGGGTTTTCAATGGCGTAACGTGGGATATTGCAATTAGCTAATGCCATAAAAAAATCTATGCCTTGCTGTTGCCGACCATCTGCAATTTTTTTAGCAAAATGTCTAGCACCACTAGAAGCAAGATGAGTGCAAGGTGGGTGAGCAATCATTAAATCCCAGCCATCTTCAATAATATCCATGACATTACCTTGATAATGAGGCCCAGGAACATCGGTTGGCTCTAAATCACAGCTCATAGCATCGTGCCCCCCCCTAATGAACGCATCACGGACAGTTCCGCTAAATTCGCAAGCTACAAGCACTTTCACTTTAGGGCCATCCATAAACCAACTTGTGCAAATGAATAACCTAACCAAATCATAGCGTTTGGTATAGAACCTTTGCGTAATTGCAAAACACCTACCATCAAATACCCAAGCCCTGTTGCTGCAATAATGGTTTTTTCCAACACTTGTATTCCCCCCTATTTCCTAGTTCGTATTGCGTTTTAAAATCTTTAAGTAATACTTCTGGTAACTGATGCTTTGAAATATACAATCTAAATTTAGCTAATCCCCATTCTGCTCGCCACTTACAAAGCTGGCGCACCCCTGCTTTATGTATTGCCTCTTGATCGGAGTTCCCGCTGTTTAATGACATAATCTTTCATTTCGTAATAGCTATTAAAGCGGGCCAATTTAGGGTCTTTACCACATTCAATTCTATACGCTTCTTCAATTTGATCGTTAGTTATTAACGGATTTTTCTTTTGTGTAATAACTGATTCTGCAATCCATTCAGCTTTGAATCCAGCCCAACCTCTTTCACAGCACATCTGCATTACATCAGAGAGCGACATTTTAGCCTTATCTGCTTCTCGCTGTAATCCTTTAAACGCAGTTTCAGTCCACTTGGCTTTTTTAACTTTGCGAACTTCTAAATAATCTTTAAACAAAGAATCAGAAACACCTTCAGGTGTCTTTAATTGGTTCTTGGTTAATGGTTCTTGGTTCTTGGTTTGCATTGGGGAGTGTTTAGGGGGGCTATCGCCAGCCTTTGCCCACCTCTTTTCAGCCCCTTTGCGACCCCCATCTTGCATAGCTTTGTATTTAGCTAATTCTTCGTCAGCTCGTTTGCTATGGTAATAACCATTGTCATCCTGATAGAAAAAATCAGCCAAAATTAAAATGATTGTTTCTGGTGTAGTTCTTGCCAATCTAGCTATTGTTTCTATATCTGGGGGAAAAGGCTTTTCATTTAAGTAATACCAATCCATCATCCTTCGATAAGCAAGATCTTGCTGATCGTTTAAATGGCTTGTGTGGGCGAGATAATCGCCAATGTGGAAAGGGTAAAAATTCACTTCATTCCTTTGTCAAAGGTAGTCAAAAGGGTGGACTGGGCAGATCGGTGACTAATCGACTTTTCGGTTGCGAACCTAGCCTGTCCATAGAGTTTACTACAGCTTATTTCTTTTTAGTTTGTTGTTTTTTTACAACAGTTTTCTTAGGCACAGTTTTTAAAATGCTAGAAACATTAAACATTGTGCCTGTACGATCCATCATTATTGCCTCTACCAAAGTCATTGTTAGACCTTGTTGAACCAAAAAATGCAATCCTTCTTTGTCGTAATGGACATGGACTTCGGCTGACCCGTCTTTATTTTCTTTGATTTTTTTAATTAAAACTTCCATTAATGTTGTCCATTAAAAGCAACTGGGCCAAGTGCATTTAACAAATCACGATGCGCTTTGACTTCATTAGTTAAAAATGCAATTCGTTCTTGCAAAACTTTAATTTCTAAATCTGCTTGTTTAAGCATATCTACTAACATTTCTTCTCTGTTCATAATAATTCAGGCCAAATTAAATGCCAGGATTGCGGAAACAAGTCCTTGCGTGTTATCAAACCATGCGACTCCTTCTCAAGAGTTGCCCCTAATACTGCAAAATGTGCTGCTGGAATGTTGTTTTTTCGCCACATTGATACAGCGTGAGGTGAAACTCCTACTAATTTAGCCACTTTTGTAGTACCCCCAAGCAGATCAATAATTGCAGAATCTGTGATTTTTAGCTTCATTCAGGAATCTTACACCATAACTAATTATTTTTGCAAAGGTATTGACAAGGCAATCAATTTGCTTACAATCAATGTTATAGCAACTTCGCTATGTCATTTAAGGGGAATTTAAATGGATGAGTTGTATCAAGTTATGACCGAAATGGAGCAACGCTTGGAAATAGCGTTAGACAACATGGAATTTGGCACAGAATTGTCGCAAGACGATGTGGATGTTATTCGTGCTGCTTGCGGTAAACCAAACAATACACGTAACAATCTTTTGCAAACAGTTTTTGAAGATTTTGGTAATGTTTTTGGAGGTTCTAATGTCTAAATTCTTAGAACTTCGCAAGATCAACGTCAACGACCATACCGAGCGCAAGGGTCGCTTTACTTACCTTTCTTGGGCGTGGGCCACAGATCAATTATTACAAGCTGATCCTACAGCAAGTTGGGATTACAAATTATTCCAACAGCCTGATGGATCTTTGTTGCCTTACTGTGCTATTGGCGATACAGGCATGGTGTTCTGCACAGTTCATGCTTTTGGTAAAGCAATGACATCACAGCTACCAATTATCAACAATATGAATAAACCGATTGCCAATCCTAATGCAATGGATGTCAATACCGCTATGCAACGCTGTTTAGTTAAAGCGATTGCCTTGCATGGCATTGGTTTGTATATCTACGCTGGCGAGGATTTGCCAGAAGATGAAGCACCAAAACAAGTGAAGTCTAGTCAATCAATGAAGTCTGTAGCAGAAGATATTTTATAAGGGGAAACATATGGCATATACACCAAAAGAAGGTTCAGGAAGTCTGTTTAAAAACGAGCGTAAGGCTTCTGACAACCATCCTGACTTTACTGGAACAATTATGGTCAACGGCAAAGAGCATTACTTGTCTGCCTGGACTAAGACATCCACTAAAGGATCAAAGTTTCTTAGCGTATCAATCGGCAAAGAAAAAATCCCACAAGGATTTAAACCAGCAGGATCAGACGAACTACCAAAGGATGATCCGTTTATAGACGATAGCACCCCGTTCTAAAGGAGAACACCATGCAGAATCAAATTAAGAATCTTATTACCGAAAGTTCCAAGTTAAGCTGGCAACCAGTTGGCGTAGATGAAGAACAGCAACTCATTAGTTTTAAACCTGAAGATTTGCTGTCTGTAATTAAGGCGGTTCTGCACGTTGCTGCCGATATGTGCGAAAACTACTATGATTCAGAGCGTATCCTAAGTTATGCAAAAGGAATTAAATGACTTGCCGAGTATGTAAGTTTTTTGTATTTAATCAAAATGATATGATGGGAGCTTGTAAGCTCAATCCTGTGGTTGTTAATAAAATGCCTCAGGATTGGTGCGGTCAAGAGATTCCAAAAGAATACGAAGAACCAGGCATTACAATAACTGTTGCTCCAAAGGCTACAACTGTTGCCCAAGAAACAACATACGATATAAACACGGATGAAGTAAAACCAAAAAGGGGAAGAAAAAATGCAGGAACAAAAGAGTGAATCAGGTCATTGGTACACCAAAGACGGAGAACCAGCCTACACAATCGAACGAGCTGATGGCAAAGGGATGCGAAACACCACTTTGCGAGATGCAAAGAAGCTGGGCCTTTTACCGAGCGTTACTACCATTCTCGGTGTGGCGTCAAAGCCTGGACTCCAGAATTGGCTTCAGCAGCAGGCTATCCTTGCAGCCTTAACGCTACCACGCAATGAAGGCGAGTCTGAGGAAGATTATTTAGACCGAGTTCTCAACGACTCTAAAGCACAAGGCAGAGATGCAGCCGATAGAGGAACACAGATCCACGGCATCTTAGAAGCCTTTTTTAGCCAAGTTTTACTGCCTGAAGTACCTGAGTATTGCCGTAACGCAGAAAACGCCTTAAAAGCCTCGTTTGGTAGCCGTTTATATGTATGTGAGAAATCTGGGAGTCATGAATTGGGCTTCGCAGGAAAAGTAGATCTTTACGCTAAAGGTGATAAGGTTAAGGGCATACCGCCTGTAGTTTGCGATTTTAAGACAAAAGAAGTCCCTTTGGAAAAGGTCGTTCCATACGAGGATCATATCATGCAGTTGGCTGCCTACCGAGAACTCTTGGGGCTTTCAGATGCTAGGTGCGCTATTGTCTTTGTCAACGGATTGACCAATGAAGTCAAGGTTTGTGAGATTGAAGAAGCGGAGTTACAGAAGGGCTTAAAGTGCTTTTTCCATCTGTTACGTTTCTACCAAATTAAAAGCGGATTGGTCGTATAATATCTTAGGGGCTGGTTGGTGATCCCCCGCCAAAATTCCTTCCGTGAGGATTCCAGCCCCACCTTAATGTTGCTTTCACGCAACTCAGGGTTTTCCTTAGAAAATATTGTTTGCGTTTTGTGGCATACAAAATTATTATTTTTATATCAGGTCACTGACACTATTCGGCACAGGCTATAGGAAGCGACATGTATACAAAAAGACTTTGACCTGATACTTTTTAACTTAGGGGGAATTATGA